CAGATCTCCGTTGCCCTGTCAACGAGCTCCGTGGCTTCCAACATCGCGTTGGTCGTGCTATGCCCGCAATTGATCCGCGAATGTTTGCCGAATTTGAAGCTTTTGCTCAACTCTACATTGTCAGAAACTTCCCACCTTTGGCGATCGATGAGTTCGACACCACTTTTGAGCAATTTGCCGCTGAGTCTAGGAAGCCTAAGTCATACCTGCAAAAACTTTGGTCTTCGTACGTTGAGAGTGGCTCCGTTGATCTTTCTTCTAGCTATTCTTCTTTCCTCAAAGATGAATCTTACTCTTCCATCAAATATCCACGAACCATTCAAGGACCTTGTGAACAGATCAAAACGATTCTTCTACCAATCACTCACGCTATTGACGCAAAATTCTTCAAGAACACTCGTTTTGTCAAGAAAGTCCCAGTCGACCGCAGAGGGCCCCTCATCCTCGAGACTCTCCATGATGGCCCGATTGGAACCAATGACTACTCTTCGTTCGAATGCCACTTCTCACACCAACGAACAAGAATCTTCAGATTCTTCTATGAGCACATGCTCCGAGCGCACCCAAATAGAAGAATCGTCGATTTCGTTACGCGGTGTGCGATCGGCGTCAACAAATGCCGTTACAACTACTTCAAGATGTCGGTCCGAGATAGACTTATGTCCGGCCTCCCGTGGACTTCACAACTCAACTCTCTCCAAAACTTGTTGTACACATCCTTCGCACTCTCATGGAGACCAGATCGAGAAGTTTACCAAGCACCGTGGGAAAAAATTGAAAGAGCAGCGAAACGCGCACAAACACTCAAAATATTCGTCGAAGGAGATGACTCAATCTTCAACATCCCCCACGACACAACGATCGAACTCGTTAACCGCGTGCTTGAGAGACTCGGCTGCGTCGCCAAAATCCAAACCTTCAGCCGAGCCACAGAGGCATCATTCTGCGGAATAGTATGCACAGATAGAATGGAGATGATAACAGACCCAATAAAGATTTTTTGTAATTTTTTCACTGTACCCAAACAATATTCCTTTTCGAAACTAACCAC